AACATACTTGAAAATAAATTTAAAGCACTGTTTTCTGTAAATAAGGATTCAGAAAACTCCTTTATTCTACTTATTAAGGGGCTTGGAAGTATAGTTGACTTAATCGATAAAATAAAAGTTCCCCTAATTTCAACCTTGGCGATTGCTGCCCTAGTTAAACTATTTAAAGGATTAGTTGGTGTTATTTCCACTACCAAAGACAGTTTATTATCATTAAAGGGTATTTTAAGAGGTTTATCGACAAAATGGGTTATTCCTATAGTTCTAGTGTTTACATTAAAAACCTTAATGGAAAAACGGGAGGAAAAGTTTGAGGAAGATGTTAAGACCTTTATTGAAAAACAACTTGGACTAGATGAAAAGGAAACATTAAGGAGTGCATTACAGAAGAAATTAGATAATATTGCAATCCTAGCGGGAATGGCAACAGGAGAACAACAGCAATTAACAAGGGAAGAAATAGCTATTCTAGCACGTTTTGGTAAAATACCAGGAGGTGCTAAAGTATTAAATTTTACATCAGAGATGAGGCGTGTATTGGAGAAGTTCTTTCCTGCAGAACCTTATGCAGGAGGAGAGTTTGTTTCCCCCATCCCCTCCACACCACACAAAGAGGCGATTCAGGATTCAACGGCGTCTTTAAGGAAGAAAATTAATGCTATTAAGCGTATTGCGGAGGACGAGGTAAGGATAGACGAAGCAAAATTAAGAACGTTGCGGGCAATGAATGAGAGCCTTGTGACACAAAACAAGAAGGATAAATTAGAGGCACTTAATGAGGAGTCAAATGCTGAGTCAATTTTTCTTGATAATGCACTAAAAAAATACTCCGAGGCTTACACGCAAATTGGAAAACTTTATGACCAATTAATAGGGCAGGCTAAAAAAACAAAACCTGAAGATGTTTCTGGTCTAAAGGAAGAAAAAGAAAAGCAGTTAAAGGATATAGAAAGAAAACAGGAAGAACTGAAGGAAAGGCGTTTACAAACTGAATATAAAACAGAGGCTAGTAGGTATACTTATAAAGTAGAGCAGGAAAAGGAGGCAAATAAGACCTTATTGAGTCTTGAGGAACAACGTTTAAACAGTGAGTTTGAGGTTTTTAGAGAAAAACAGCAAACTAAGGAAGAACTAACACGGAATGAATATGAAAAGTTACGTTTGGGCGCCCTTGATTGGTTCAACTTTAGGGAAAAGCTTATTTCCGAGAACCTTAACGAAGAAAAAAAATATCTTGCAGAACGTTGGAGGGTCTACGAGGAGTTTTATGATAGGGAATTTATCCGTGCAGGAAATGATAGTAAGGAACAACAGCGTCTATACAATGAATATATTATAAAATATACTGATTATCAAAACGAACTCACTTTAATAGAGCAACAAGCTGAGGATAAACGAAAAGTATTAAGACAAGAGGCGGCGGATAATATCAGGTTTATATTTTCAACGCAGGGAAGTTTTGCGGTTATAGGTAAAAGTTTTGATGATATTGCACGACGTTATAATGATATGGCACAAAATATTTATGATGCAACACAAAATATTGCAAAAGGAATGGAAAATGCCTTTATGGATTTCTTTGATTTTACATCTCAGGGATTTTTAGATTTTAAAAAATTAGTTACCTCTATCTTAACAGATATTTATAAAGAAGCAGTAAGAGCTATGATTGTTAGACCTCTTGTTGGGGGGATAATGAATTTTGCTGCTGGGTTTTTTGAAAGTAATTTAGTAACATCACCTGGACATCATGCTGGAGGTGTTGTTGGCGAAACACCTACTTTTATAAGAACAGTCCCATTAGCAACATTTATTAATGCCCCACGAGCACATCTGGGTTTAAATACAGATGAAATTCCTATAATAGCACAGAAAGGTGAGACAATTCTACCGAGAGGGTTTAAACAACAGCCTCCTAATGTTATTATAAATATAGAAAATAAGACTGGGCGACCAATTCAAGCAAAACAAACTGGTGCTCAATTTGATGGCAAGAGTTGGGTTAGAAGTGTTATGTTAGAGTTAGCTGAAAAGGACTATATAGTAAGACAAAAATTTGGGGTGAGATAAAATGGCAACATTTCCTACACTTTCAGCAATACCAGTATTTCCTTTAGAAGAAGAAGAAGAAAATTCCACAATATCTTCTCCTTTTGAGGCTGGGTATGAGCAAACAAGACCAAGATTCACCAGAAGAAGAAAAACATGGAGAGTAAAATATTCATACATGACAGGAAGCGATAAATCAACTTTATCTACTTTTGTGAATACTGTTAGTGGAGGGGCTGATGCTTTTACATGGACTAATCCTACTGATAGTTCTTCTTATAATGTTAGGTTTGTGGAATTACCAAGATATAGTTGTGTTTTAAAAACAGAAACAGCCTCTTATTATGATGTAGAATTTACTATAAGAGAGGTTTAGTTGTGGATGCTCTTTTAGAAATAGAAAAAAATAAACTGTATTCAACTACAGCATGGTTAATATTGGCAGAAATAAGTATCCCAACTACTCCTGCATCTACGGCTTATCTTGTGAGAAATACAGAAGACATTGTATTTAATTCAAATACTTACACAGCATTTCCTTTTGAGTTAGACACAATGAAGCATGTCTCTAAAGGAGAGATACCTTCACTAACTTTAAGATTTGCAAATGCTGGTAGAGCTATTCAAGCATATTTAGAAGACTATGAGGGTCTTGTAGGGCAAACCGTTACATTAAGAATAGTGGCAAAACCAAGTGGAAGTGCTTCTTATTTAGAAGCAAGGTCTTGGACTTATGATATTTTAGAAACAACAGCGGATGCTAATTGGGTTTCCTTTACACTTGGTGCTCCTAATCCTTTAGTAAGAAGATTTCCTTTACATAGATATATAGCTAACCACTGCAACTGGAAATTTAAAAGTGTTGAATGTGGGTATAGTGGTTCAGCTACTTCTTGTGAAAGGACATTAGCTGCGTGTCAGGCAAAAAATAATAGCACAAGATTTGGTGGATTCCCTGGAATGGGAAGCGGGAACGTGAGGTTAGCATAATATGGGAGACTATATTAAATATCTTAGAATACCTTATCAAAAAAATGGTAGAGATTATTCTGGTGTTGATTGCTATGGTTTGGTTATGCTTGTTGCAAAAGAACAGGCTAATATAGATTTACCTGATATAAATAATGCTCCAGTAGAAGAATATTTAATAAATGATATAGTTAATGATTATAAAAGTAAGTTTGTAAAAATAGATAAACCAGAGCCATTTTGTTTGGTGGCACTTTCTATTGTTCCGCCGTATACACACCACATTGGTTTAGTTTTGGAAGATTGTAAAAGATTTATACATATAAGGGAATCGCATACAGCACGAATTGATAGTCTTGATTCTAAATTATGGAAACCTATGATAAGAGGGTTTTATAAATATGCAGAATAAAATTGCTGTTAAAAAAATATTTAATCCATTTAACCCTATAAAAGAACAAGGGTTTGATTGGGTTGATTACAGAGGAGAAACCTTATTAGATTTAAGGAATCAATATTTCCCTACTGATATTGATGTTGTTGTTTCCTTAAATGGGGGAATTGTTCCTGTAGAAGAATTAGGAAATATTAGATTAAAAGAAGGAGATTTTGTCCTCTTTAAACCTTATATAGCAGGTGGCGGAGACGACTTATTACGAGTGGTTTCTATGCTTGCTTTGGTAGCTATTGCGATAGCAGTTCCTTATGCTTTAGGGATGTATACAGTAACTGCGGAAGGAGCTTTTGCTGGATTTACACTCTCAGGTTCTCTTTTATCTGCTGGAATTATGACTGTTGGTGGTTTCTTAATTAATACACTTCTACCCCCAACATTACCTGGTATAGATGATGCTTCTGGTTTTGACAATTCAAATGCCTATTCTTGGCACTCAGCAACTCAACAAAAACAAGGAATAGTTATACCAAAGATATATGGAATAACAAAAGTATATGGAAACATAATTTCTGTATACCAAGAAGTTATAAACGATATTTCATTAGAAGAATTGGAAAAAATGAAACGTGGGTATCGTTTAAACAGTGATAAGAATTATATTAATGTTCTACTTGGTTTAGGTTATGGTCCTGTTGTAAGATTATATGATTATTACATTAATAATCAACCAGCGGGAAATTTTGATAATGTTGACATTCATACAAGATATGGTTTACTTAATCAGGAAATTATCCCAAATTTCAATGACACAAAGACACAATATACCACAAATGTAAAGTGTTTGTATAATGACCCTTATACTTATGAAACAACGGGAGATGCTTTTGATGGTTTAGAAGTAGACATTACATTTCCTCGTGGATTATTTTTCTATACCGATGAGGGTGCATTAAATCCAATGTCTGTTGATATACAAATATTAATAAAAAAACAGGGAGATAGTTATTGGATTCCTATAACACAACAAACACTTTCTACGCCTACAACAGTAACAACAAGTTATTGGTCTAAAGGTAGATGGATTTATAATAATTATTGGGGGGTTGAATCGAATGAATGGGTGGAGATTGAAAAAGGCTCTACTAACCCCTCAGAACATTATGATGGTGAATATGCAGGTGTGGAATATTATCATGAGGCAGAATACAGTGGGTGTTACATCTTCTTTTGGAGATGGGTAACTGGAAATATAACAAAGATTGTTGAAAAAGTAGTAGATTATGTCACAATAACAGATGCAAAAAATTCGACAATAGTAAAGACATTCAAATCTGATGTAAATCTTCCACACGGAAAATATGATATAAAAGTAACAAGATTAACTGCTGATTATTCAAGTTCGAGATATGGAGCAGATACATATCTTACCGCAGTCAGGGAAGTAGTTTGTGATGATTTTACATACCCAAGACAGGTGTTAGTTGGGCTTAAAGCAATGGCATCAGACCAGTTATCTGGTTCTCTTGACTTCTCTTGTATGTGCCAAGGCTCAAAAGTAGTTACATATACTGACGGTGTTGGAACTTTTGAATACAGCAATAATCCAGCATGGGTTTGTTTAGATATTTTAACCCAGCCTGTATTTACAGATGCAGGTGTTTTTGTAAGATATGATGGTATTGATATATCAAGGATTGATATACCAGCGTTTGAGGCGTGGGCTGCTTGGTGTGATGCCCTTGTTGATGACGGTAAAGGTGGAACAGAAAAAAGATTTGAATTTAATGGAATATTTGATGCTGAAGTGACAATGTGGGAAGCAGCTGTTCAAGTTGCTACTATGTCAAGAGCTTTATTAATTTGGAACGGGACAACTATTTCTGTGGTAATAGATAAGAAAGTTGATTTAAACACAGTTAGTTGTTTATTTTCAATGGGAAATATAAAGCAGGATTCATTTAGAGAAACATTTTTGAGTCTCGAAGAAAGAGTTGGAGAATTAGAAATAAATTTTATTGATAGCGATTCTGGTTATGAAAAAGGGACATTTACTGTATTTGATGCAGATTTAGATAAACCAACTAATAAAACAACAATTACAGCAATTGGAACAACGAAGGCATCGCAAGCATGGAGAATAGGAAAATATATGCTTGCTAAAAACAGGCTTCTTCAAAGAACAATTCAATTTGAAGCGGATATAGATGCAATTTCTGTAGGTATTGGAGACCCCTTCTTTTTTGCACATGATGTCCCACAATGGGGTTTATCAAGCGGTAGGGTGGTAAGTTCAACAAATTCATCTGTTACAATAGATAAAACTGTAACTATAGAAGCAGGAAAATCTTACGCTATAACAGTATGGAAAGGCGATAATACTATAGAAACAAAAACGGTAACAAATTCTCCAGGAGAGTATGAAACTTTAACAATAAGCGGAACATGGAACGGGAATCCAGATGCCTACAATTCAAGATATACTTTTGGCGAATCAGATACTCAGTATAAACCTTTTATTACTTTAGATGTTAGCAGAACAAGTGACTTAACCTGCACAATTAATGCTATTGAATATCAGGAAGGAGTATATGCAGTAGATACTGGAACTCCAGAACTACCTGCAATTAATTACTCAAGACTTTCCCCAATAGAACCTGTTACTGATTTAGAGGTAGTAGAGAAAACAGGGCTAAATGAATCTGGTGTTATTGTCAGAAGTTTATTAGTGACATTTAAAAAACCTGATAATGTAGGATTTAGACAAGCACATATTTTTTATAAAGAATATCCTCTTGGTAATTATATGTATGCAGGGTCAACTATTACTGAAGATTTCTCTATTAATAATGTTAAACCTTTGACTGAATATCAAGTTGTAGTTGTTAGTGAGTCTTATCTTGGGATAAAAACTTCCTTTTCAGAATCGCCTTCATATTTTGTAACTACATCTGGATTAGTTGATATAACTAATTATGTTTTTAGTGTAAAAGTTTCTGGTTTACATATAGACGGTTATCCTAATTCAAATGAATTTGTTGGAAAGGATTGTAAATTTGTATGGAATAGTATTTCTGAAATTGATACTGGAGCTTATGGAGCAGACCAAGAACCTCTTGGTGCAGGGCATAGTTTACCTCCAGTATGGTTTAAGGACTATGAAGTAAAAATACTTGACAGTAGTGGTAAAGAAAGAAGAACCGAATATGTTTATAATAATTATTATACATATACTTTTGAAAAGAATTATGAAGACGGAAATGGAAATCCAGTAAGAAAGTTTGAGATTCAAATAAGAGTTAGGGATAAATTTGGAAGAATAAGTAAAGAACCTGCAAAGTTACTTGTTTCAAATACTGCTCCAAGAGCAGTATCAGGTGTTTCAGTATTAAGTGGTACTGGTTATTTTATTGTAGAATTTACACCGTCAACAGAACCTGATATATTAGGGTATAAAGTATACGCAAGCCAAACAAGTGGATTTACACCAGACATCTCTACAATTGTAAGTGATGGTGTAAATACAAGAGTAGTTTTATCTCCTCCCCTTCCTGGCGTATGGTATATTAGAGTGGCTGCATATGATACTTTCGGTGACATAAGTTTAAATTTTTCGCCTGAATATTCAGTTAATGTAGCCAGTTGGCTTGAATATGATGATATTGAATTAGAATTTATGAAAATGAGTTTTAATTCTGTTTCATGGGCACAGTTTGCTATATTTGATGATTTTGTATTAGAAACCAAAAGAGAAGTTCCAGAACCATTTACCTATAAAGCTACAAGATATAAAAACAGTATAGTTGCTTCTGGTAATTTAGCAAATACTATATATGGGTGGACTTCTAAGACATATCAAAATGTCACAACTATAGAAACAGGTACTTCTACAAGCGTTGGATTAAATTTTCTCACCGATACAAGTAAGAATTGGTATACTAATGAGGTGAAGGGACTGACTCTTGTAGATTCTAACTCAAACACTTTTTTAATACTAAGCAATACAGACAACACAATAACTGTTTCAGGAACTCCTTCAGCAGGGGCTTATCAATTAAAAGATGACAACCCGTCATATATGGTATGTTTTTGTTCTTATGAAGATTCTACCGAATCTGGTGGTAGTGGTTTTGTTAAAATGGAAGTTAGTTTTGATGGAGGGACTCATTGGCAAACTGTTCTTGATACAGAACATGGTATTGTTTTGTTAGAAGGAACTATTGCTATAGCTTATCCAGGAACTGATTATAAAGTAAGATTTAGTTTGAAAACAGATAGTAATGGAAATAGTCCTGTAGTAAAAAAATATTTGGTCTGCACAGACCCGAGTTGTTGGAGGTATTAATGATTTTAGAAGATGATTTAGTAATGGGAACATTTACTAATACTGAAAAATACCTTTCTGATTTAAAAGAATCTATAAATAAATTTTTCCCTAAAATTGAATTTATTTTACAATTAGATAATAAATCAATTAAAGAAAATTTTGAATTATTAAGGAAAAAGTTTATAAAAACCCATAAAAGATTCTGGTTATTTTTAGACCATGATATAAAATTTATATCCCCAGATACTATAAGAATAGCTTTAATTACATTAATCAGGGATAGATTTGCAATGGTTGGTTGTTATTCTACCTACGACCCAAATTATATAATTGGTTCAGACCCTTTAATAGCTAAAGAAACTGGTTGGGTGCCTGGATATTTTCAGTTAGTAGATAGTCGTAGAGTAGGACACATAACTGTAGATTTTAATTTACCAGACGATAATACAGCTATAGATACAAGTTATTCTGTTGCGATAAAAACAGAAGGATATAAAATAGGAATTGCTCCCACAGTAGTATATCATCTTTATAAAAAGGTTTGGATGAATTTAGATGCTTATGAAAAAACTAATACCTATGTTAGGGGAAAATGGGGGCAGTTTTATTTTGACTGCACAAATACATTTGAAGGTATCGTAGGAGGGATTCCTAATGGCTAAAATTGCGTGTTGTGCCATTGTCAAGAACGAAGAAGAAATATTAAGAACAATGCTTGAAAATGTAAAACCGATAGTAGATGAGTATGTTATTTTTGACACAGGCTCTACTGATAAAACTAAAGAAATAATAGCTGAATATGGTAAGGTATATGAAACTCCTTTTGTTAATTTTGTAGATACTAAAAATGTGGTTCTTGATACAGTTTTAACAAAAGATATTGATTATGTTCTTTGGATGGATGCTGATGAGAGGATTTACAAAAATATAGAAAAGTTAAGAGAATACGCAGAAATGGGTGTAGATTGTGTTTGCACTAAAATAACAGAAGGTCCTCGTGACGATTCTATTATTTTTAATATGTATGACAGAAACAGGATGTGGAAGAATAATGGTAAATGGAGATTTTATGGACCAAAAGTTCACGAAGTGTGTTGTGGGGAAGGTAATATTGTTTTTGATAGTGAAATATTAGTAAGACATGAACACCTTAAAAGTGATAAAGGAATTACAGCCAGAGACAGATTTACAAAATATGTAGAATTACTAACTGAGCATATTAAGGAAAATCCTTTAGATACAAGAGCTTGGTTTTATTTAGCAAGAACTCATAAGGATATGTATAATTTATTAGAAGCTATATCTTGTTATGCTACTTATCTTGATTTACCTAATAATTTGTTTAGAGATGAAAGATGGCAAGCCTATTTTGATGGGGCTTGTTGTTGGAAAGAATTGGGTGAATATGAGAAAGCAAAAGTATGGTTAGAATGTTCCTTGCAGATAGATAATAGAAGGGCTGAGTCTTATAATTTATTAGGTTTGTTAATGTTTAATAGGCAGGATTATGAAAAAGCAATTGAATATTATACCCAAGCTATAAGACCAATACCAGAAGATGTTTCACTTTTTCTTAATCCTATTGAATATGATAAGTATCCAAAAGACCAATTAGTAATCTGTTATTATAATCTAAAACAATATGATAAGGCAGAAGAAATTAATAAACAATTGATAACCTTTCCTTATGACCAAAGGTTGTTAAATAATTTATGGTGGTGCAGGACAAAAACTCAAATGAAAATATTTATGGCATTAGGCAATACACCAGAGCCGATTTATGGTGGAATGATAGAGAAAGAGGGTGTGCATGGCGTAGAAACAACATATTTAGAAATGAGTGAAGAATTTGTTAAAAAAGGACATGACGTATTTTTATTTTGTAAAACTGAAAAAGCTCATATTTATAATGGTGTTTATTTTGTTCCTTATCAAGAAATTGAAGAATATTTTGTATTAGCCCCTGATGTTTTAATAACATCTCGTTGGTTTGATGTTTTGTATTATGAAAATACTTCACAAAAAATAATATGGTTACAAGATTCTTATTTTGCCCCCCCAGAAAGACCAGATGCTTTTAGTAGAGCTGATTTGGTTGTTTGTTCATCGGCATGGCATAGGGATTTTATTGCTGAAAAATATGGAGAACAAATTAATGCTAATAAAATTAGAATTATTCCTTTAGGTGTTAGAAAAAGTTTATTTGCTGAACAAGTGGGAAAAATACCTTATAAAGTTATTTATAGTTCTAATCCAGATAGAGGTTTATACATCCTTGCTGATATGTGGAAAGAATTAACAGAACGAATACCTGGAATAACTTTAACAATTTGTTATGGGTGGGAAGGATTAAAAACTTGGTCAGATACGGAAGAATGGAAACAATCTGTTACAGAACAACAAAATAAACTAATGGAAAAATTAGGAAAGTTTGATAATGTAAGATTTACTGGAAGAATAAAGAAAGCAGACCTTGCAAAAGAGTTTATGAGTTCTGAATTATGTCTTTATCCTAATAATTTTTGGGAAACTTTTTGTTTAACTGCTTTGGAGACTCAAATTGCAGGTACTCCTATTATTACTACAGATATGGGTGCTTTGCAAACTACTGTTGATAAGAATTTTAATATTTTAATTGAAGGTAATCCTTTTAATAAAAAATACCAAATGAGGTTTATTGAAGAAACTGTTAGGTTACTTAATGACAGGGAAAGGCTTGATTATTGGTCAAAATGTAATAGGTTAAATAAGATAACAAGTAAATGTGATTGGTCTGATATAGTAGGTATTTGGGAAAGGGAAATTTGGAGGAATAAGTAATGCCTTCAATACACGAAAACAGTAATGGTCTTTTGTTTAAACGAAGATTAATTGATGAAATAAGTGGTCCTACAGGTCCACAAGGACCACAAGGAAATGTTGGACCTCCTGGAGTAACTGGTTTACAAGGTGTTACAGGTCCTCAAGGTCCACAAGGTCCTCAAGGTCCTCAAGGTGTTACTGGTCCTCAAGGTATAACTGGTCCTCAAGGTGCTCAAGGTGCTCAAGGACCTACTGGTGTTCAGGGACCTACTGGTATAACAGGTGTTCAAGGACCTCAAGGACCACAAGGTCCGCAAGGTATAACTGGTCCTCAAGGTATAACTGGACCTCAAGGTCCACAAGGTGCTCAAGGACCTACTGGTGTTCAGGGACCTACTGGTATAACAGGTGTTCAAGGTCCACAAGGTCCTCAAGGTCTACAAGGTGTTACTGGTCCTCAAGGTATAACTGGACCTCAAGGTCCACAAGGTGCTCAAGGTATAACTGGACCTCAAGGTGTTACTGGTCCTCAAGGTATAACTGGACCTCAAGGTCCACAAGGTGCTGTAGGACCTACTGGTGTTCAGGGACCTACTGGTATAACAGGTGTTCAAGGACCTCAAGGTGCTGTAGGACCTACTGGTGTTCAGGGACCTACTGGTATAACAGGTGTTCAAGGACCACAAGGACCACAAGGTCCGCAAGGTGTTACTGGTCCTCAAGGTATAACTGGTCCTCAAGGACCTCAAGGACCTCAAGGTCAGCAAGGTGTTACTGGTCCTCAAGGTATAACTGGTCCTCAAGGTCCACAAGGTGCTCAAGGTATAACTGGTGTGAAAGGTACTACTGGTGTTCAAGGACCACAAGGTGCTGTAGGACCTCAAGGTATAACTGGACCTCAAGGTATAACTGGACCTCAAGGTATAACTGGACCTCAAGGTCCACAAGGTGCTCAAGGACCTACTGGTGTTCAGGGACCTACTGGTATAACAGGTGTTCAAGGACCACAAGGACCACAAGGTCCGCAAGGTGTTACTGGTCCTCAAGGTATAACTGGTCCTCAAGGTCCACAAGGTGCTCAAGGTATAACTGGTGTGAAAGGTACTACTGGTGTTCAAGGACCACAAGGTGCTGTAGGACCTCAAGGTATA